TCGCTCGGCAGTCCGTCGCGCCATTCGATCGTCACGTCCTCGAGCTCGAGCCCGTCGAGCTGCGCGAGGTTGCGGATCAGCTCGCGGTACACCGGATCGATGTTGCGTGTGATACGTTCTGCTTTCTTCAACGGCGCTTGCATGCGGATGCGCAACGACGTGCCGCTCTCCGCGAACCCGTCCTTCGTGGCCGAGAACGCGACGGGCGACGTCTCACTCACGTTGTATAGGTCGTTCCACAATTCCTCGCTCTGACGGAATGCGGCGTCGAGCTTACCGTCCCATGTCAGGTACTCCGGCTTGATCGTCGCCTGTGCGTCCGAAATCTCGAAGTACACCGACCCGGATTGGTATACGAGCTCGCCTTGCTCGTTCTCGATCAGCTGTCCGGGCGGCCCAACGATCGACGGGTCCTGATGCTTAAGGATGACGCTCTGCCGTGCGGCCATGAGCCACACGAGATACTCGAGCGGCGAGTCCAACGCCTCGTAGTCGTTCAGACCGTGGATGCGCTCGGAGGTACGCGGGCCGGGCAGATGGAACACGAGCGGTACCTCGAGCTCGGTGTCCTCGACGCGTTCCTCGACGAGATTGCCGATACGCCCGCCGTGCTCGAGCTCGTACGTGCGGTACGTAGAGACGCCCGCTTCGTGCAGCTCGACGACGAGGCGCTTGTCGCGCTTCGGTACGGTGCCTTGCTCGCGTGCGACCTTATCGGTAAGACCCCCAACCGGAGCGTCTATCTCCCATGCGAGTATGTGTGCGGTGATTCTACGCGGCCGGTAGGGGTCGCGTATAGGATACCATGTCGTCGGATCGACCGCTTCAATTCCGACCTCGCCATCCTCGAGCTCGGGGTCGGACGTCGCATCGATGTCGTTCTCGTTCTCGTCGACCGCTTCGGCCGCCGTGCCCTTGATCTCGACCGGTTCCTCGCGGTACAGCTTGATAACCGCATCTCCGAACCTCGAGATGTCGAGGATGCTCTCGTGCCCAACGACGTGCAGACCAACGCGGTCGAGCAGGTCATTCAGCTCGTCCTGCTTCGTGGTTTTTTGCTCGGGCGCCTGTTCCTCGACGGCGGGTTGCTCGGCGGGGTCGACGGGTTCGTCCGGCGCATTCCCGCCCGACGCAAAGTTATTAACCGGCGGGGTTGGGGTTGCGGGATTCGACTCGTCGACGTCCTGCTCGTCGGCTTCGGGGTCGATCTCCAACGCGTCTTGCGCTTCCGGCTCGACCGGCTCGGGTTCCTCGACGGTGATCGCGGGGCGCTCTCCGAACACGAGGTCCGCCCACAGGAACGACAGACGACGCGGGAAGTTCAGCGCGTACGCCGTTTCCTCCGTGTCGTGTTGCAGCAATCGGACCCACCGACCGTATACCGCGTCGAGGCGTCCTTCGAATAAGAGCTTGTTACGGTTGTAGCGCGAGCGTCGGTGCGCGTCCTCCGGCGGCGGCCACGGTCTACCAGTTGTGAAGTCCTCAATCTGTAACACTTACATACCCTTCGGTTTCCGGGTTGGCCGCATGCCGATGTTGCGCAGTACACGTATTGTAGCGTATCGCAGCGCGTCGAGGGCGTGGTCCTCCGCATTGTCTTTCAGCGGAGCGTCCTCACCCTTTTCTTGTTTCTTCGGGTTCCACGCGTACGACGGAAACTCGCGCCGTAGCCGTTCGCACGACGCGAGCACTTTAAGCCGTCCCGTCGATAGTGCCGCGCTCACCGTACGTATACCGTCGAGCACCGAGTTATCCGCGTCGCTCACTCGTCGTACCCCGTCCTCGCGCAGTTGCGCCTTGAACGATGCGGCGCTCGGATCGATCTCCTCAGACCGCGGGGGCATCGGTAAGCTCTCGATAAAGTGTACCATACTTGCCGAGTATTCGCTATCCGTCATCTGTCCATCGACGCGCCCATCATGCGACCACTCGCGGAATGCGTACCATACGCCACGAATGCGACCAATTGCAATGAACACTGTCGCGTTACTCGTGCCATAGTCCACGCCGACCACGACTTCCTCGATCGCGTCCTCACCGCCGGGCAGCGACCGCACGACATGCGAGCCGGGCTTGCCGGGCGTGTCGCGCCACTGCTCGTATATCGCGCCCTCCGCAACAACCCATTCGCCGAGTATCATGCGCTTGTGCCACAGCGTGCCGGGCGGATGTGCGGCGATCAGGTTCTCGAGGTACCGCGCGGAGAGCGACGGGTTGTCGCGCAGCCCGAAGCGCCACCGCTTAAGGAACGTCTTAGGGTGCCCGAAGTCGAGGTACTCGCGATGCAGGTAGTGGTACGGCGAGTCGGGGTTCATGTCGCCGAGCATCTGCGCACCGTCGACCGAGTGTCGATCGATCAGCGACTTAACGAACCCTTCGGGGTACAGCGCCATCTCGTTCGAGTACGACCCCGCGGCCGTCATCCCGCGTACTTTCTCCTCCGACTTCGCATCGTTCGCGCCAATCACATAGCACATGCGCTTGCCCACGTGCAACTCGCCCGCACCCTGAACATACCTAACATCAGGCCGCATCTGTTGCAATGGGATGACGACGTTACGCTTCGCGGTGCGCTCGGTCTTCCCGACCACCACGAACTCGCCGGGCGGCCCGGTCTTGCACATCTCGTAGAACCGCATGAGCGCGCTGTACGTCTTGCCCGATCGTACGGCACCATCGGCGAGGTTCATGAACGCATCGCTGTGCGACACGTACGATATCTGCTTAGGTGAGAGCTCGACCTCATTCATCCTCGTGTTGCCTCTCGTACTCTGCGATGACCTCGTCGGCTATCTCGCGCCACACATCCGCGCGCTGTTGCCTCGAGGGTTGGCGGCGTATGATCTCGTCGCGGAGGTCGCGCATGCCCTCGAGATACGGGTCATAGATCATCGCGTGTACCCCCACGCAATCAGCACGAGCACGACGACGAGCCATATCACGGCGACCGCTATCCCGCCTATCGCTTCCATCGTCGCCTCGCGATCTCGACTAGCTTGTACACGCCCGCGCTCGCACCGAACAGTATTATACACAGCACCGCAATCTCGATCGAGTCCTCTTGCCACGCGGGCAAGTGCCACGAGTAGGGCGGCATGTGTTCGTAAAGCCACTGTTCCAACGGAGTCACCGCGGGTCGAGGGGGTTCTCGCGCCCTTGCGTGGCGTGACGTACCTCGCCCTTCGGCAAGAGCGTCTCGCATGTGGTGCACGGTATCTCGAAGTTCGGTGCAGCGTGCGCTTGCCCGTGCGTGATATCGTTAAGCGTCTCACACACTTTGCAACGAATGATGTATCGGATCACGCGTCGATCCATCGGCAAGCGATCATTGAAGTCGTTGCGCCTCTCGGCCATCGGATCGTACCACTTCGGCATTGCGCTTACCCCCGGTCCTTACGCCACTTCGGAACGTCCTCCGCGGGGAGGTCGTCTTCGGTATTATGCACATCCGGCTCGAGGTCCTCGTCGGCGCTCACATCCTCGCTTAAGTCCGGCACGTCGCCCTCGCGCAACTGCCGTATCGCATCGATGAATCCGTCGCCCGCGTTGTCTGACGTCCAATATCTGGATGCCAGAACGTCGAGCGCGCGCTGCTTATCGTACCCCTTGACCGTGTATGTGACGTTGCCCCGCGTGTCGACCTTCGCCGACATCTCTTTGATCGGTGCTGTAACCGCACGAGGAAGCTCACTGAGGGCCGCCGCGAGCTCTCCGGTACCCTGACCCTTGGAAGCCAGCGCATCGAGCACAGCGGCCATGTCACGGGCGTCATAGAACGCCATCTCGGTGTACGCCCGCGCAATACGCTCGGTCGTGATCTCGGTGCGATCGGTCAACTCGTCGCGCAGCTCTGTAATTCGAGCTTTCACCACCGGATCTCGTGTCAAAGTACGGCCGTGATCGTCCGAATAGCCGCACCGACGCGCAGCCGCGGTCGCGTTGTAGTCCTTAAGATATTCCTTCGCGAAACGCTCGTGTTTCAGATTATCAAGTTCTGGCATTCACTCGCTCCGATGTGAGATGGCCGGGCGCGGAGGCAGTAGAGAGGGAAACGCCCGGCCTAATGGCGCCGTGTCGGCATAGGTACCGACGGATTAAAGTATACCACATGCGCGCGCGGTATTATGCGTCAACGCCAGCGCCGTACTTCCATCAGCCCGCACCGCCGACAGTACCGCCGGCTCGGGTACTTCCACCACGCCCGACCACCGCACCGACTGCACGGCGGATTCAGGAATATCCACACCAACCAACACGCAACTATTATTGCAATTAGTATTTCTATCATGGCCCGGACACCGCGCACAACACCATGAA